GCTCCGATCCCGAGGTCGATGTTCGTGGCAGGCTTCTGCGGAATGGCCATCGTGGAGAGGGCCTGCGGCGTGACCATCTTGCCGTACAGGTCCGCAACCCCCTGCAGCCCCGTGTTGTAGGTCGCGGCCATCGGCCCGATAACCGATCGGCCGGCCGCCGCGTACGGCTGGAGCTGCGCCATCGCCTGGCGATAGCCCTGTTTCAGGCGCCGCTGCGCTGCTGCGTTCGCAGCGAGTCGAGCGGCATCGCCCGCTCCCCCTCCTCCACCGCCACCGCCGCCTCCGGCCCCAGCTCCCTCTAGCAAGTACTTCAGGTAAGCGTCATAGTTCGCCTTGCCCTGCTCCCACTTCTCTTGCTCCTGGCGCCGGAGCTCCTCTATGTAGGCGTCGCGTGCGCCCTGCCGGTTGTCGGCCTGGTACGCGCTCGTAGCAGCACCAGCGACCCCCTTCGCCACCGGCACTATCCAGTCCTTGTTTTTGCCGAACCAGTCCGCTAATTCACCCCACCAGCTCATTTGCCACCTCCGAGAGTTGAAGAAATCGCATTGGCCACCGCTTCGAAGCCGTGAAGGTAGCCCATTGTTGCGAAAGCGAGGGCGAGTCCCAGGAACACGATGCGGCGATGCCGCAGGAATCGACCGAGAAACGCCTCGTGCGATGCGGCGATATACCCCAAGACGTACGCCTCGCCCTTCTCCTCGGCCTCACACCGCCAGAACTCCTGTCTGTCGTAGGTCTTCATAGTGCAATTATCGCCGATAAAACGATGAACGCCTGGTTGTTTGTCGTGGTGGCCTGGTCGGCATTGCCGTCGACCCCGCCCGTCACGATGCCAATCCTTCCCGCGAAGTTCCCCGCAGGATGCGGGTGTGCGCCGTCTGTCGCCGTGGTGTTAGAATATCCCAGCGTTCCGCTGCCAGTTGTGTTGAAGTTTGCGAGGCCGGTTCCCGTTCGTACGAACGCATTCGATGGAGGGGCGTGTGGGTGCGCGCCGCTTGCCGTAATGTTCAGATCCGCGCCCGCACCCATGCCGTGGAAGTGCTTCTTCGTGTTGTGCGTGTGATCTATAGCTCCGCCCGTGCCGCCGAGCGTTGCGCCCGTACCGCTCGCCGCCTTGTGCATGGGGACGCGCTGTCTATGGTCTGGGAGTGTGAGCTTCTTGTGCGCGGACCAGTCCGCCTCGGCAGAGGTTCCACGGCCACCAACAACGGGCGCCTGCGCATCCGCGAGATTGTTCCACAGGTGCACGAAGAGCTGATGGCAGTCGCTGTTTGCGCGCACCGAGGCGCTACTTGAACCGTCTCCGATTGTCCCGCCACTGAGAAACACGAAGCCGGTGGGCGCAGCCGTCCAGAACCCGTACTTCACCTCGCCGGTCATTGGAGTGTTGCGCGCAAGTTCCGCCAGCTGGCTGCAGACCGCCCCCATCCAGTCTTTCAGTGACCGTCCCCAGTCTCCGATCGGTGGCCTGAGGGGCGTGAGTCTCACTCCACCACCTCCACATCTTGCTCCGCGCCGAGAAAGATGATCGGCACCGGATCGCTTCCCACGATCTCGTACTGCCGCGTGTCAAACACGCCCTGCGCTTGTATCCGCCTCACAATCTCGCGGTCGCCGACGTCGCCAAGGCTTATCTCGCGCTGATTCGACCAACGTTTGTTGTCGTCGCGCCAGCGCAGCAGCAGCTTCGGCGTACGTGTCGATAGCCCCACACCTCGCTTACAGCGCAAGCGAAGCTCCCCCACCGCTTTTTTCTTCAAAGAACCAAAGTCAAGATGCCCCGTCCGCATCTCCAGCCGGAGTTCGCTGCCGGCGTCGTCGAAGTTGTTCGAGGCCATGGAGTAGATGATCGACCGCTCACGGTCTCCGACCAGGTGGATGCCCCATGCCGGGCAGTAGCAGTAGGCGTTGCCCTGCCAGCGCTCATACTGTACTGAGGCGGAATTCCATTGGCCGCGCTCTGACCACTTCTCGGTCGTCATGTTGTACACAAGAGTCTTTCCGGCCGCGGGGAAGTGGAACTTCAGGAAGGACTGACCGTTGAACTCGATGTGATCACCGATACAGTCTGAGATCGCACTCCAGGACTGGATCTCCTTGTCGTAGGGAGTTGAAATCCGCTCGACTGCGTTGCCGTTCCAGCGCACCATTCTGCGCCGGTGGTCGAGCCAATAAATCGCTTCTTCGAGAACCACGATCGAAGACGGCGCGATACAGCCGGACTGTATGAAGCCACCGGGAGAACGTGAGAACGGAGTAGTCCCGTCATTCTCCCACCGCTCGATACTCTTTGCGCCGAACAGGAATACCTGCCGATTACGCACCCTGCCCGCCACGATGTTGTCTGCATCGCCAGCTGCCGACGCATAGCTGAGCGCGTTCCAGCTCAGCGGATTCGGCGTAGGTGAAATGTCAGACCAGTACCACTTGGCGGTCGGCGTGAAGGCGAGGATGTAATTGTCGATAAACGCGACGTCGCATACAGCCGCTGGCGCGTCAGTGTCGGCCAAAAACGCAACGTCTGCCGTGCCGTCGGTGTAGCCAATCTTGCCGCCGTTCGCCAGAAACGCATACGTCCCGTTCGTGCAGATGCTGGCCCGAACGTTCTGCACCAGCCGGTCAGCGTTGAACAGGTCTACAGATGTGGGCACCTGGTTCGGATAGGTCAGCTTGAAAACCTTTCCGTCAGCAACCGCAAGCGCGCAGGCCTTGTCTTCCCACCAGTACAGTCCGTCGATTCCAGCACCGATTCCAAGTCCGAGATCCTTCCACTCAGCCAGGCCAGGGAAGCTGCGGATCGCCCCCAGTTCGTCGACGTACCCGTTCATCAGGTAGGCGTCCCGGTCGTTGAGCTCCATCTCATCGACGTTGCGATAGACCCCAGTGCCGAATGGAAGTTTAATGGGCTCCATTACAGCTGATACTCGTTTAAACCATGACTGCCGCCGATCTGGCGCCAGTGAATGCTCCCCGCCCCGTTAATATCGACCGCTATCAGCGTAATGACATTGCCAGGGTACAGCACGAGATAGTCAGTCGGATCCTGGGCTCCGGTGACAATCACGGCATTTGACGGCGAGAACGTGGAGATCGAAGTGTTCCAGTCTTTGATCCGGATAAAGTCTCCGCAGCCGTTAATGATCGTGATGATGGTGTTGACGACGTTGCGGGCGCCTTCCAGGCGGATATACGAACTTTCGGCTCCGGTTACAAAAATGGTGAGGTTGCGCCTAATGAAAAATGGATTGTTGATGGGGCTACTTGAACTGATCAGATCGACCGAGTTGATGATGGGCGAGCAAAATGCGCCGTTCCCAAAAACAAGATTTCCGGACATCGAGTCGCCTGTCTTAGCGACGCGCGAATCCAAAGCGTTTGCGGCGAACTGCGTGACGGTGATGCCCCCGCTCTTCACGCGCAGCGTGCCGGCGTTGTTCTCGATCGTTGTGCCGTCCACTGCAGGGATCTGGCCGAATGCTGCTGCATCCGTCGCGGCCGTACCGTTCGCGAGTCCCGTTATCTTGTTGCTGCCCATGGCGATAACGCCGCGCATCGTGCCGCCGTCAAGGGACAGGGTGTCCGGTGCGACAAGCGCGAAGGCCGACTCAACCAGAACGAAATTCGTGCCGTTGTAAAGCACATCAGTCACCTGGCCTTCGTCGATGTCCCCAGCCGCCAGGTCGTTGCCGTTCACGAGCTTGATCGCCTTCTCTCCCAGTCCGCTGATGTTGAGCGTCGTAGCCCCTGTATTCGTCGCATCGGCAACAAAGACCACGCGTAGGCCTTCCACGTACTGACCAATCGGGAGCGTCAGCAGGATGTCGTCTGCCGTCCCGGCTGCCGTTCCCGCGTAGTAGTAGGCGCTATCGTTCCCGAACGTCAGTCCGTCGTACGTGGCGACAATGACGTTATCTGCATCCGTGACGACGAATCGGTACGTCCCGGCACCGAACACCAGAGCGCGGCCAAGGGAATCAAGCACCACGGGATTTGTCTCAGCGACAGTGAGCGACGCATCCGTGTATACCGCTTTAGGCGTCGACGTTCCGGCCTCGTAGGTGTGAACCTTGCCGCCGGCCAGGGGCTCGCCGCTCGAATCGACCAGGCCCGACAGCAAAAGCTCAACCTGTGCGCCCCGGCTCATATACTGTGCGCTCCTTTAACGCGCTCTGATGTCACTCGCTCGCGATCCGAGCCCTTAACTTCCATCCATGCGGTGTTGGCCTCGCGGCGCAGTGCCGCCTCGCGCGAGGGGTTAAACTCGAACGCCAGATCCGCAGCGGTCGCGAAGATGAGCGCGCGCTGGAATCGATCGGCGACGTCGCCCGTACCGCTTGCCGTGTCGAAGTCTTTGAGCTTTTGAATTGCCAGCGCCTTGAAGTAGTAGGTCTTGTCGGGCACGGGGTAGAAATAGAACTTCTCCTCCGCCCAGCAGAGCGCAACCTTGGTCGGCTCGCCCTCTTCCGCCTTCTCGGCGATGTCGCAGTAGTCCTGCCAGCTGATAAGCTGGAGCGGCTCGTCTTCGCCTGTCGCTGTCGTTCGATAGTAGGCTGCGGAGAGTCCAAGGATCGGGGTAGCCGTCGGGAACGCATACGATGCCACGCCGTCGCTCAGCGTGTCAGCCAGCCAGATTTCAGACCAGAGGAAGACGCGCTTTGCCTGCCACTCCTTAACGATCAGGTTAAGCGTCTCGACGCCTACCGCGAGGAGCTCCGCCGGCAGCTCGTCGCCAGGCGGCAGCACGCCGACCTTCCGAAACGCCGAAGCAATGAGCTGATTCCGGTTGAGCTTGAAATCGTAATCTGTCGCTGCCATGCCAAAAGGGGGCGGGTCACCCCGCCCCCTCCATAACCTTAAACGTCGTCGTGCATCGAGTAAAACGCCGTGACCGTGATGGTCAGGTTCTCGTACGCCGCCGTAGCCGGCGCAGTCGTAACCTTCACATCAAGGGTGTCCTCGGCCGTGTACTGATAGCCGTGGCCCACGTGTCGCGCAAGAGAGGCGATGCCTCCGCCCTGCGCAATCGTGGAGCCTGTGATGTACCGGTCCGTGTCGCCGCCGTCGCCAACTTCCAGCACGGCGGCCGGAGTGTCATCAGTGTCCAGGTCGTCGCACGACACGATCACGTTCTGCATGACGGCACCGTTCGGCACCTTCAACATCTGTATAACGTCGCCCTCGACGAGCGCCGCGGTCAGTGTGTACTTCGAGGTGACCGAGATCAGGCCTTCACCTGTCCTCGGCTGAACTCCTGCAGCAGCTTTATCTGCAACGTAAGTCGTAGCCATTTCGTTTTCTCCTTCTCGATTACAGGCCAGAGATATCGGTGGCCGCGACGTACATGCCGATCGAGCCGTACTCTTTCGAGTCGAAGATCGGCATCTCCGTGCCCATCATGATGTCCCAGGCGTAGCAGTGCTTGTTCTTGTAGTCCTTCGACTCCTCGATCAGCTCCGGCCGCTTGCCTTCGGCGTAGCAGAGCGCCTGCGCGCCCAGCAGTACCGCCTTCGACCAGTGGACGTTGCTGCTCGCGCCAGCATCGTCAGCAGTCGGCACATTCTCGTGAGAGTGGATGATCACTCCCGACCAGACGCCGAGAGCCCCTTGGAACAACGGGTTGTCCCCACTGCGCTCGCGGGCATACTGCTGCGCCGTCTTCCAGTCGGACGACGTTTCGAGGTCGTACGCGCTGTCCTCCGAGATCAGGAGCACGTAATACTTCTTGCCCCCGATCTTAACCGGACGGATAGGCACGTACGCGCGATTCCCACCGGTCTTCGCCCAACGGCGAATCGCGGTGATCATGTCGAGCGTCAGCTTGCCGTTGGCCGCTGTGAGCGCCGCTTTCGCGGTCGCCTCAGTCCCGGCGCTGATCGACGGTGATGCCGCTGTCCGGTAGAACACCTTGCTCCGCGCCGCGAATATGGCGTCGAAGAAGAGCTTATCGATCTTCTCCGTGCCCCAGTCTTTGATGGCGGTGCGCGCCTCGCCGTCCATGTTGAAGGACGCGCGCTGCCTGTGCAGGGCGCCCTTGTCCTTTACGGCGTGGCGGTACTGGTGGAGTTCGACGTCGAAGTTGGCGGTCGCCAGATCCTCTTCGTTACCTTCAAGGATCTCATCGTCCACCACTCCGTCACCGGTCAGCCGGTAGCGGATGCCGAACGTCATCTTGTCGCCCTGGCCTTTGGTGAGCTCGCTCTTGCGATGCACCAGGTACTCGGGCCCGTTTCCGATGAATCCGTTCTGCTGGAAGTACGACTCCTTTACAGAGTCGCGGTAGAGCTTTTCGTCCCAGACCTGCACTCTTAGTGCATGACTGGTTCCAATTTCTGTCTCAGCCATTGCTTTCTCCTACAAAGCGTTTGCTTTGCAGGAGCAGCCCTATCCTCGGCCAAAGCTCTCGACGAGCGCGTCCAAGTCGCCTTCGCCCAGTTTCGCGATTTCATCGCGGGAGAAGTCCACGCCCCTGGATCGAGTACCGCTCGATTTGCCGTTCAGTCGCGGCGGCTCCTTCGCCGCCCGTTCGACTTTCTTCAGGATATCGCGCGGCCCGTTCTTCGAGAGCTCGTCGTGCTTCTTCTGAAGCTCGAGATAGAGCGTTTTCAGGCGTTCGAACGCAGGCACGAGGTACTTCAGCGCCTTGCGCTCCCTCGCCCGCTTCGCGGCCTGAATGATGAACGGTGCCCCCATCTCTGACGATGTAGGATCTGCCACGAACGCACGTGCAACATGCGGAGGAACCCCGTCCTCGACGAGCAGTTCCTCTATCTCGTCGGGAAAGTATTCGTCCGCCTTGATGTGCTTCGCGACCGCCTGCCGCGTCTCCTGGGTTCGCGCGAGATTCTGGGCTTCGGCATCGCCGGCCTGCAGAGCTTTTTGAGCTTCCCGGATTTCGGCCGCATCATCGGCCGCCTGTTGAGGGTTCTCAATCCACCTGTCGCCCAGGCCGTCTTTGAGCTGCGCTATACGCGCCTCGATATTTTTCCGCTGTGCGCCCCATCTCGAGAGTTGACGTTGGATAAGGAGCTCCTGCCCCTTAGTTTCCTTTTCGCTGCGCTCGACCCGGGCAAGGAGCTCCTGGAACTGTCCGAGCTGTTTCCTCAACTCAGCAGCGTCCTGCGGCTTCTCGGCCGGCGCCGGCGCGGGTGTTTTCTCTTCCTCAACCTCGGGCTGGGGCTCCTCTTCCGGTTCCTCGTCGGGAAACTCCATCTCGCCGCTCGAAAGAGCGTCGATCACATCATCAGGAGCTTCCTCAACCGGCACCATCTCAGGCGCTTCAGTCGTCCCCTCGGATTCTTGTGTCTGTTCGTCTGCCATACGTTCCTATTCAGCGAGCCCGCCTTCTAGCGGGTACTCGTCACCCTGAAACTGTTCCGGCTGCGGCGCCCCTGGATCCCCCGGTGGACGCTCGGCCAGGTGCGGTATGCCCTGCTCTTCCGCGATTTTCGGCGTGATGATGCCTTTTGCCGCCAGGGTCTTACCGATCTCCATGTTCGATGTTTCCTTCGCCACTTCCGTCTGTGCTGCCTGCGCCGAGGCCAGGCTCTCCAGTACCTGCTTCCTCAGCTTATCAGGGATGTCTGCGACGTAGAGCGGCGTCTCCGGCGGGATCTGCGCGCCCGCCTTGATGAGCTCCTGCAGCAGCAGCGAAATGGCGATGCGCGCCGTCGGTGACCACGGGTTCTCGGTCGCCTCGACGTCGTAGTTCTCGATGTCGGCCTGCTCGAACAGCCGCATGATTTCTTCCTCTGAGAACGTGTCGAAGGCCTGGCCGCCGAGCTCCACCCCCTCCGCCTGCTGCTCGTGCTGATTCGCGACAATCCGGTAGATGTCAGCCGGCCGCCGGTACATTTTGATGAGGGGGATGAGCAGCTTCCCGATCTTCTTCTTCGCGAGCGACAGGTGATCGAAAACGTGCCGGGCCCCCCGCAGCCGCATGTCCTGGCGGTGCATCAAGTGTGCCGCGCTCTCATTCGCGCCGGCCGAATCGACCTGGATTCCCAGGAGCTCCTCGAGCAGCCCGGCCGCGTACTCGACCAGCTGCACGAG